GGCTAAAGTTTACGTTTAGACACGCGGCAGATAGCCGTATTTATGCTTGACATTATGGGAAAATGGAGACTATGGGACTATTACAAACGCTTGGTTTTAAGTCAGCTGAAAAGCAGACAGTAGAGGCTCAGTATGCCCCGGCGGTAATGGATACTACTTACGGTTACGGATCATTTAATACTGGCAATTTTGGATATAACGGCGTAGGCATTGATCGTAACTTTGCTTTACAGGTAGCGAGCGTTAGCCGCTGTAGAAACTTAGTAGCTGGAGTTATTTCATCGATCGATTTATGTCTATACAAAAAATCCACGGGAGAAAAATTAGGATCTCCAGTTTGGTTAGAGCAACCCGACCAGCGCCAACCTCGAAGCGTTACGATCGCTGCAACAGTAGATAGTTTAATATTTTACTCGGTTGCATATTGGCGCGTTACATCTTTGTACGCGGACGATGGACGGCCTAGCGGTTTTGAGTGGGTAGCTAATAATCGCGTTACATATACGACTAACCAATACGGCACGGAGATTAAAGATTATTTCGTAGACGGCAACCTCGTACCTATGGGCGGTATCGGTTCGCTTGTTACTTTCCAATCGTTAATTCCTGGAGTATTACAAACGGCAAGTACTACTATTAAAGCTGCTTACGATATACAAAGAGCCGCCGCTGTTAGTGCAGCTACGCCAATGGCTACTACTATATTAAAAAATAACGGAGCTGATTTACCTGAAACACAGATCCAAGGTTTACTAGCTGGATGGAACTCAGCAAGAAAAAATCGCAGTACGGCATATTTAACCTCGACTTTGACCGCGGAAAATATTGGCTTTAGTCCTCGCGATATGATGTATAACGAAGCATCGCAATATTTAGCAACTGAAATTGCTCGCGCTATGAACGTCCCGGCATATTACATTTCTGCGGATATGAATAACTCAATGACGTACCAAAATATATTAGACGGACGTAAAGAGTTTGTCGCTTATTCTTTGCAGCCTTACATCTCTGCAATCGAGGATCGTCTATCAATGAACGACATAACCAATAGCCAAAATCAAGTGCGCTTTGCGGTAGACGATACCTTTTTACGCGTTGATGCTAAAGATCGTTTAGATATCATTGAGAAAATGTTAAACCTAGATTTAATTTCAGTAGAGCAAGCTCGCTCTATGGAGCAACTAACACCGCTAGGAGATGCAAGTGCTACTAACGTTTAGTCAGGAAATCCAAGCCGCAGATACAGAGCGCCGGATCGTATCGGGACTTGTTGCACCATACGGCGAAATCGGACACACATCCGCCGGGCCTGTTATGTTTGAGCGAGGTTCAATTACTTATGCCGAAGCTACAAAAATAAAATTACTTATGCAGCATCAACAGGATAAGCCAGTAGGACGAGCGATTAGTTTTAGCGACTCGACCGAGGGCGTATACGGATCGTTTAAGCTTTCGAGTAGCACTCGAGGACAAGATGCGCTCGTACTCGCTCAGGAAAACCTAGTATCCGGCTTATCCGTAGGGGTCGATGTAACGGCCTCTAAGCCTATGGGGGATTACCTGTTAGTTACGGCGGCTGTCCTCAAGGAAGTTAGCCTCGTCGAGAGTGCGGCTTTCTCTAGCGCCTCCGTTACTGATATTGCAGCGGCACGAGCCGCGCTCGAAGCTGCAACTAGCACAAAAGAAAAAACTACTACTATTTCTACGACTATCGTAGAGATCGAAACCGAAACAGAAACCGAAAGCGAGGAAGCTGTGACTACAGCCCCAGAAAATACATCGGAGGAAACCCCGGTAGATGCACCGGCCGAGGCTGAAAAAGTCGAAGCCGCTCGTAAGATTATCCGTCCCTCAGTACTAGACTCTCAGCGAGTACGTACACCTATTACATCTATGGGCGCATACACAGAGCATAAGATTAAAGCTGCTCTAGGTAGCGATGAGTCAAAGCTATACGTAACAGCCGCCGACGACTCTTTCAGTACAAACCCTGCATTTAATCCAACCCAGTACCTATCAGAATTTCCAACGAATACCCGTTTTGGTACACCTGCTATTGATGCCTGCTCACGTGGAGTATTGCCTGCTAGCGGTATGACTATTAACGTCCCATCCTTGGTTACATCCGCAGGCGGAGGTACAGGCGTAGCACCTGTCGTAACCGTTGAGGCTGAAGCTGGAGCGGTACAAAATACAGGTATGGAAACAGCCTACCTAACAGGTACAGTATCTAAGTACTCCGGTATGAATACGATCAGCGTAGAACTTCTTGAGCGCTCAGATCCTAATTTCTACGCCGAGCTTACAAATCAGCTACAAAACGCATATCTAAAGACTATTGACACTACAGTTTTAGCGGCTCTAATCGCAGCTGGTCAATATAGCTCAGGATGCGATGCAAACTCAGACGGTATTATAGAGTTTGCCTCCGACTCAGCTCGTAAGGTTTACGAGGCTACTGGCTACTTTGCTAGTAACTATATTGCTAACGGTTCACAATGGCAGCTACTTATGGGCGCTACTGATAATACTGGGCGACCAATTTACTCAGCCTCTCAGCCAATGAACGCAGGCGGCTTAGTCCAGCCGGGATCAATTCGCGGTAACGTACTAGGGCTTGATCTATACGTAGACAAGAACTTTACAGCTACTACAACTATTGACGACTCAGCCGTTGTCTTAGCACCTGAGGCCTTTACTGTTTACCAGTCACCTCAGGCCTATATGTCAGTAAACGTAGTATCGAACCTGCAAGTACAGGTAGCGATCTATGGTTATATGGCAACTATTGCGAAAATGCCTAACGGTATCGTTAAGTTTAATCTTAACTAAGCAAAAAAACTAATAGTCGGTAGGGCTCTTAGCCCTTTGAGCCCTACCGGCCTCTTTTAAGATGGGAGTAAATAAGTGCCAGCTACATATGTCACCGAGGCGGAGTTACGCGCTAACCTTGGTATCGAAAACTTATACAGCTCTGCCATCGTTGAGGAAGTTTGCCAAACTGCTCAAGATTTACTTAACCAGTTTTTATGGTTTGACTCTGCACCCGTAGTAGGCACGGCGTTACAAAATAATGTAGCTACGGTAATGATCGCTAATCCTGCAATATTTACTACGGGAGACTCTGTAACCTTGAGTGGATGCGGCTCAACCTTTAACGGTACTTACACTATTACAGGCACTATCCCGTGGAGCGCTGGTACTACTACTCAATTTCCATCAATAGCTTTTAATAACTATTTTTTTAATTGGCCTAATGGCTATAGCTTTATACAGTTTGCTAAAACCGCAGCTAACGCTAATTTTACTAGAGTGTTACCTTATGGCCAAGCCATAGGCGCAGACACAAAGACAAACAGCTACGCGACTACTCCGGCCGTACGTGAGGCCGCGATGATTTTGGCCGTAGATATCTGGCAGGCTCGCCAAGTCTCACAGACAGGCGGAGTATCGATCGACGGCTTTAGCCCGAGCCCCTATCGTTTAGGTAACGCGATGATCGGCAAGATCCGAGGGCTCATCGCCGGGTATCAAAATCCGAATTCTATGGTGGGCTAAATGCCTGTACCTATTACGACCTTACGCGCCTCGTTAGCAACAGCTCTAGCTAATGCAAACGTTTGGAATACTTACAGCTTTCCACCGCCAACGATTACAGCTAACAGCGTTATCGTCGCTCCGGGAGATCCTTACATCACTCCCAGCAATAACACGTATAACTCAATTTCGCCTATGGCTAATTTTCGTATCCAAATGAGTGTGCCTCTACTGGATAATCAGGGGAATTTACAGGGCATCGAAAATATGGTCGTAGCTGTATTTAACAAACTTGCAGCCTCATCGATCGTAATGAATATTGGAGCTGTTAGCGCGCCGAGTACTTTAGACGTACAGAGCGGTACGTTGCTAACAGCATCTATTGACATAAGCATACTAACGAGCTGGAGCTAAAATGCCATATACAGATGAGGATATCGCCTTTTTAATTAAGATAGGGCAGATAACCGAAGCACCAAAAAAAGAAACAAAAACACACACACCTACTACAGAGAAAAGCGAGGAATAGGCGATGGCCGTATTTCTATCTAATGGCGTGGTCGTAACTCTGAACTCTATAGCTCTGAGTGATCACGTAACGAGCGCGACAATTAACCGCGTTTTTGAGGAACTCGAAGTGACAGCTATGGGGGACTCCAGCAGAAAATTTACGAAGGGCCTAGAAACCTCAACGATTTCTCTAGACTTCCTATCGGACACAGCAGCAGCTAACGTAAACGCTACTTTGCAGGCGGCTTGGGGTACAACCGTACCAATCACGCTAAAGCAGACTAGCGCAATTACCTCTGCTACTAACCCTCTTTACTCAACTACAATCCTAGTTAATAACACTACAGATATTAACGGAGCCGTAGGAGATATCGGTACGCAGAGCATTACATTTACTTGTAACTCACCAATCGTAATTACTACTAGCTGATAACAAAGAAAAGGGGCTAAACAAATGGCACGACTCAAAATAACAAGGGCTACAGGCGAGGTTAGTGAACATCAAATCACGCCGCGTATTGAGTACGCCTTTGAAATCTATGCAAAAAAAGGTTTTCACAAAGCCTTTAGAGATGACGAGAAGCAAAGCGACGTGTATTGGTTAGCTTGGGAGTGCCTCAAGGCATCCGGAGTAACCGTACCGATGTTTGGGGCAGAGTTTTTAGATACCTTGGCTAGGGTTGAGGTACTAGACGACGAACCTTTAGCCTAGGGCGCGGCTCTTTAACCTACTTAGTAGC